GGCGGTTCACATGCCTTAACGTGGCCTGCAGCCGTAAAGTGGGCTAACGGTACAGCTCCAGATTTTCCTCTTGCTAGCCAAACATATATTTATGGTTTTTTTACACACGATGGTGGCACAAATTGGTATGGCTTCCTTGGAGGCGCTGAGTTCGCATGAGTATGGCATCAAGCATTGTTTTATTTGCGCAAACGCCTGTTGAGGATTGGGCTGCGCTAATAGGGTATCACAATGCTGCGATAGATTTTTTTGATAGCGCTGATGCTTTAAAAGTTGATGGAAGTAATCGTGTTGTAGTTGCTGGAAGCGGCTCACCTGGAACTGGAATCGGTTGCTTGAATAAATTTTCAACATTTACAGGTATATCTGGTAGTAATGGCTTCACTGTTTCTGGCGGTAGTACATTTAGCCCAGACGCCACGTTGATGAAGGATAATAGCGGTGATGTTTACGCGCTTTACACCTTAACGCACGACAGCCCTGTTAGTGGAACCACCACAAGCAGCTTTACTGTATTAAGCTTAAACTCAACAACAGGTGCAGGGTCTAGCTATATTCATGGACGTGGAGCGTATTCTTTTTCAGATTCTCCTACAACCACCATGACAACTGGTGCATTTGATAGTAGTGATAACTTTTATGGTGCAGGTTTAATTAGGGAAGGCGGAGCTACAGAGTATCCTTATTTAGTAAAGTACAATACATCTGCAGCAGTTCAGTGGAGTGTTTGTCTGCAGCCAAATAAAAGTAAGGCGGCTAACGCACCTTATTGTACATTAGCAAGCGGAGTGGTTGTTGATAGTAGTGGTAATTCATACATTACAGTTCGTCATTATGAAAGCCCACCTTCATCAGCATTTTCTTTAAAACTTTTAAAATATAATGCAAGTGGCACACAGCAGTTTGTGCGCGTGATAAACTCAGATTCTGCTGGTAGTAATATACAAGCAACAGATGGAACTAATATTTACGCTGTAAATACATCTGGTGTTATAACTGCTTTTAGTTGCTCTACAGGTGCAATTGTTTGGCAAAGGCAAATTACAACGCTTGGATCAATAACCAATGCAAATCTTGTTCTTTTTAGTAGCAATCTTTATGTTGGTTTTTTTGGCTCTAACAATAAAATGTATTTAGTAAAGATGGATACATCTGGAACTCTTGATTGGAACAGAGAGCTAGATGCTGGCTCAAGCGCTCCAAATTTTTTAACTGGAAAGCTGCAAGATGTAACATCAAATAAAATGTATTGCTTGTTTGAGGGGCCAGTAAGCGCCCAAGGCGTCACGGTTGTAAAGTTGCCGATTGATGGCACAAAGACAGGAAGCTATGTTTTGCCAAACATTATTAGCATCGGTGGCGCGGAACCATATACATACAGCCCTGCTGATGATACCATCGTTTATGCATCTGGCAGTCTTTCTGCATCAGCTTTCTCATCTGGAACATCTACTAGCTCAACATTGTCTGATACCACAACATCAGGTTTTACTACATCTGACGTGACGCAAGTTTCGTATTCTGTAGCAGTAACGCAATCTGGTATTAACAGCGCACTTGCTCCTACAAATGTAAATGATCCTGTTACCTTGTTTGCAAAACGAACTATAGTCTAGGAAGAAACAAATGGCCTTAATACCGCTTAATATTCCAGCTGGACAATATCGAAACGGAACAGATTATCAATCGCAAGGACGTTGGCGTGATGCAAATTTAGTGCGTTGGCAAGAGGGCGCACTGCGTCCTATCGGTGGATGGCGGCAGCGTGGCAGTGTTGATATAACTGGTGTTGTTCGCAGCATGTTAGTTTGGGAAGATAATAGCAATCAAAGACGTGTAGCTCTTGGTACACACAACAAACTTTTTGCAATGACTGCTGGTAATGCTGTTTCAGACATTACTCCAACAGGATTTTCTGCTGGGCGTGTTGATGCAGATATTTTTACAGGCTACGGCGCGTCAACTTATGGTAGTGGTTTGTATGGCGTTCCGCAACAAGACACTGGTACAGTATTAAGAGCAACAGTTTGGTGCTTAGAAAACTGGGGTGAGTATTTGCTAGGCTGCACAGCAGACGATGGAAAAATTTACGAATGGGATTTAACATCAACTGAGGGCGCTACTCTTGTTACAAATGGTGATTTTGCATCAGCGAGTAGCTGGACAGCCGGGGGAAGCTGGACAATATCAGGTGGATTGGCAACGTTTAGCGGCACTGCAGTTTCTAATGTTTTAAGTCAAACCTATTCATCCTCAACCTTTTATGCTGGGAAAACTTATAGAATATCTTTTGATTTTGCGACAACTACGGCTGCAGATGTTAGGGTAAAGTACACTGGATCAACAACACTAGTTAATCAAACAATAAATTCTGCTGGCACGCATACAATTGATTTTGTTGCAGATAGCACTAGCGGAACACTGTCTTTTGAGCTTGGCACTGCCACAGGCGACACAGAAACATTTACGATAGATAATGTGTCTATTAAAGTTCAGCCGCTTGCTTACGTTATTTCAACGGCCCCAACTGGTAATACTGCCATGATGGTTACAGAAGAGCGTTTTGTTGTTTGTTTTGGTGCTGGCGGCGATCCTCGTAAGGTGCAGTGGTCTGACCAAGAAGATAACACGGTGTGGACTGCAGCAGCAACTAATCAGGCTGGTGATATTATTATACAAACAAATGGCACAATTTTGCGAGGTGTAAGAACAAGAGGTCAGTCATTAATTCTTACAACAGAAGATGCACATACAATGACATATCAAGGGCCACCATTTGTATATGGATTTGAGCGTGTTGGCACATCATGCGGTTTAATTGCAACAAACGCTGTTGCCTCTGTTGATGCTGGCGTCATCTGGATGGGCAATCGCAGCTTCTTTATTTACAGTGGTGGTGCGGTTCGTGAAATACCTTGTGAAGTTGCAGACTATGTATTTAGTGACATAAATAATGACCAAAGCTCCAAGGTAAGTTGTGTTGTAAATGGTCGTTACAATGAGATTTGGTGGTTCTATCCTAGCGGTTCTAGCAAAGAGTGTGATCGTTATGTAGCGTTTGATTACAACGAAAATATTTGGATGACAGGTAATTTGGCAAGAACAGCTGGGGTTGACCGTGGTGTATTTAGGCAACCATTTTGGATCGCCCCTGATGGTATTTTGTACGAACAAGAGATTGGATTTAATTACAGTTCTGATACTCCGTTTGCAGAAACAGGGCCAATTTCAATTGGCGCAGGGGATCAGGTAATGTCTGTTACAGGTCTTATTCCTGATGAAAAAACGCTTGGAGATGTAAGTGCAACATTTAAAACGCGCTTTTACCCCACAGACACAGAAAGCAGTCATGGCCCATTTAATATGTCAAATCCAACAAGTGTGCGGTTTACAGGTCGGCAAGTCAGGATGCGCGTAAGTGGTAATACTTCTAAAGATTGGCGTGTAGGAATTATGCGATTAGATGCAGTAAGCGGTGGGCGAAGATGAGAATAGTACCGCCTCTTACGCAAAATTTAGAGCAATGGGCTGAAAACATACGCAGATATTTAGGCAAAGCGTTAAATCAGTTAGACGCAAAAGATCAGTATAGCTCTGCTGCAGAAGATGGTGTTTTGTTGTGGGATAGAGTAAATAAATATGTTGTTGTTTCTTCTGCAAACGCATTTAGGCAAATAGCAACACAGCAGGCAGCACCAGCTTCAAGTGTAGGAGCTGCTGGGGATGTTGCAAATATGATCGCTTGGGATACAAATTATATTTACATTTGCACAGGTTCGCATGATGGCTCTACGGCTATTTGGAAACGTGTTGCTTTAAGTACGTTTTAGTTAAATGAATGATATGACACGCATAAGCGAGATAGACAGATGCAGGGCTTGGATTGAGTCTGCGTTAGAAAAGTCTGGTGGTTTTAACACTTGGGGTGAAGTCTGCGATGGTATACGTTCTGGTAAAATGCAATTGTGGCCTGCAGAACATGGGTGCATAGTTACGGAAATCGTGGTATATCCTAATGTTAAGGCATTACACGTATTCCTTGCAGGCGGTAAATTAGATGAAATTTTACAAATGACTGAAAATGTGAAAGAATGGGCGAGAAAGCAAGGCTGTTCATTCGCTTCATTTGATGGACGATTTGGATGGGAAAAATATTTAAGTAAATTAGGCTGGAAGCCTCACTCAATAAAAATGCATTTGGAGTTTTAACATGGGAAGCAAATCAACTCAAAAAACTGAAGTACCAGCATACATTGAAGAGGCTGGAAGATTAGCTCTAGAAAGAGCAAAGCAAATTCAAGCTATGGGCTACGTTCCATACATGGGGCCAGAGGTTGCAGCCGTAAATCCCTATGAGCAAGCTGTTGCGGCAAACGTGGGTGGTATGGCTTCCGCATTTGGTCTAGCTGCACCTGCAGCAATGAGCGTGGGCGCAATGCCAACAGTTACTCAAGGTGGGGTAACAGGGTATAGCTCTTATCCTGGTTACATGGCATCACTGGAAAGGCTGCGTGAAGTTCGCCCAGAAATGTATGATTATTTTTCTAACTTAACTAAGTTTGATCCGATTACTGGCGCGTTAAACCCTCAATATGATGTGAATATGCAAGCTATGATGCAGCCTCAAGTTGACGCACCTACTGAGTCAGGTGGCGGTGGCGGTGGTTCTAACTTACAAGATTTTATGGAAGCCAATAGAGAGCGCTATTTAGCCAGCCTAGATACGCCATCAGGAGGCTTTGATCCACTTGGGCCTAGTAGCAGCGCAAATTACTCTATAGATTTAGGCCAATCAACGGCAGGCAAATTGTTTTCTGCGCTAGGAGGTTAGAACATGGGTGCACCAGGAAATCAACCAACAGCAACCCCAGCAATGTTGCCACAACCCCCTGCTGGAATGGGCTATGACGATACTGGCGCTTTGAGGCCACAAGCTGAGATACGTACATTTGGATCACCAGCTCCATCAGCGTCAAGGCCACCCTCAGTACCAGCAGCTCCTATTACAACGCAACCTGCAATGCAGCCATCTGCTCCAAATGTTTTTGCTGAAGTTCAAAGATACCAAACTCAGGCTGGTGATATTTTTGGTCGGCTTGGAGATTTTCAAGCAAGGGATGTTGCGGCTCCAGAAGCTTATACCCCAGAGCGTGTTGCAGCAGGTCAGTTAGCCGCAACTGATTATGGTCAATACATGTCTCCATACACTCAGGAAGTTATTGAGCGTGGGCAAGCAGATATTGAGCGTCAGCGTCAATTAGCATCAGAAAATTTAGCAGCGCAGGCTCAACGCGCTAGAGCATTTGGCGGTTCTCGCCAAGGTGTACAAGAAGGAATTTTGGCTGGTGAGTATGGGCGCATGGCTGGTGATTTTGCTGCACAGCAGCGTCAACGAGCTTTTGAGCAAGCTCAGCAAGCAGCTCAGTACGATATTGGGCAAAGATATGCAGCAGACCTTGCAAACCAAGCTGCGTTTCAGAGGCAAGCTCAATTTGGCTCTGGTCAACAGTTGCAAGCAGCATTGGCAAATCAGGCGGCAGATATATCTGGCGCTGGGGTTCAGTCGGGCGCTGCACGTGGCCTAACAGGTCTTGGTGCACAGATGTTTGGTCAGGGAATGACTGTACAAGATCGTATCGCGCAGCAAGCAGCGTTCCAGCGCGGTATTCAGCAAAGACTTATAGATGAGCAGCGAGGTCAATTTGGTGGAGCTACTGGTGCACCTTTGGCTGGATTAGGAACCTTATCTCAAGTATTAGGCGGCACGCCTTACGGCGAGACAACAACAACTAGCCAACCGTTTAACCCTGCAACTTTACTATATTTATTGTGATCTAGTATGGACTATCGCCAGCTTGCATATCAAACAGCGCAAAGGTACGGAATAGACCCAGATTTATTTGTGCGACAAATACAAGCGGAGAGTTCATTTCGCCCAGACGCAGTTAGCGCTGCTGGTGCAATTGGTCTTGGGCAGCTTATGCCTGGCACAGCAAAAGAACTTGGCGTTGATCCAAACGATCCTGTGCAGAACCTAGAAGGTGCAGCGAGATATATGAGACAACAATTGGATCGCTTTGGTGATCCAGCTTTAGCTTTAGCTGCATATAACGCAGGCCCAGATCGTGTTGTAAAGGCAAATGGAATACCAAACATTAAAGAAACTCAAAATTACGTTGCCAAGATACTTGGTGGAAAAGGTGGTGCAGCAATGAATCAACAACCGCAACAGTCTCAGGGTTTGCTTGGTGGCTTGCTTGGTGGGCAAGGTATAGGTAGCGCATTAGGATTAAGCGAAGATTTAGCAGATAAACTTGCAATAGCGGTCATGGCTGGCACTGGCGATCCACGTTTAACGCCTCTTGTTCAGCAGCGTGCTGCTAGTATGCAAGAGAGGAAAGAGGAAAAAAAGCTTCAAAAAGGCATTAATAAGACTAAAGATTATTTTCAAAAAAAAGCAGATGCTGGGGACGATTTAGCAGCGACAATGCTTGGTGCGTTAAGCACTGGTCAGATTGATCCAGCAAGCGCTATTTCCACTTATGTGTCTGAAAGTGCGCGAGTAACAAAGGATAGTCGCAGCACCTCAGAAAAAGATTATGATCGCGCTGTAGCAGGTGGTTATGAGGGTTCATTCATGGACTTTTTGCAGGCAAAAAAGAAAGAATTTAACGTAGACATAAATACTGCTGGCGCGGATGATTTTTCAAAAGCGCTTATGAAGGAGATGGCAAAGCGCTACGAAACGTATCAAACTGAAGCGGATGCTGCAGAAAGGACAATGAGCAACCTCACGCTGATGGACAATATAGCTCAGCAGGATGACTTTTATTCTGGCTTTGGCGCAGAAACTTTGCTTAGAGCGCGTAGGGCGGCAATCGCATTTGGCGCTGATCCAGACCTAGTTTCAGATGCAGAAACATTTAATAAAATAGCAAAGGATAGTGCGCTACAAGTTATGGGCGGCTCCCTTGGTGTCGGCTTTTCTAACGCTGACCGTGAATTTGTTGAAGCAATGGTTCCAAACATCACAAACACTATTGAAGGTAATAGAAAAATAATTGCAGTTCAGAAAAAGCTGCAGAACAGAAAAATACAACTTGCAAGACTTGCTGAGCAATATGTTGACCAAAACGGCACACTCAAGGGCTTTAGAGGTTTCATTATGGACTGGTCTGAGCAGAACCCCCTTTTCTCTACTGAGGATAAAACTGCCCTTGATCCTTCTGCGACTGCCAAAACTGTGGGCGGTTCTGATTTGTTAAAGCAGGCAGACGCTATTATAGGACTTCCGTGATGGCTACAAATCAAGAACGCGCAGAAAAATACGCTGAGTGGCTAATATCCAATAAAGAGAAGCAAGGTTCCGCTGAATGGGAAACTGTCTCTAATGCCTATCGTGAGCTTAGATCAGCAATGCGATCAAGCGAACAAGAGGATCAAAAGGAAGGGCGCGGTGTTATCTCAATGCTGCGCGAAAACATCTTTGGCGAAGGTGAGGTTGATACATTTGGAGAGCGTGTTGGCGAGGCTATAGAAGCTGCAGGCGCAGGCGCATTGCGTGGGGTTCGTGGGTTGTTAGAGCTTCCTGAAATGATTGGAAGTTTAGGCCGCGCTGGATACCAGTATGCAACTGGTCAGGAGGTTGAGCCTTTACCAGAAGAAACTGTCGCAGGTCGCGCATTTACAAAAGCGTATGGTGGTTTGGCTTCAGCAGTCGGTGCTGACCCAAGTGAACTTGAATTTCGTGGTGAAACTGGCACAGGGAGGTTTGCAGGTAAAGTTGGTGAGTTTCTTCCTTTTGCTGGCCGCCGTGTTTTACAGTATGCAGCAGCACCAGTTGTTGCTGGTATAGCTGGTGAGAAAGGGGCAGAATCCCTTGGATTTGGAGAAACAGGGCAAGCCGTAGGCGAAATTGCTGGAATGCTTGCAGGTCCAGCAGCGTATAGTGGCGCTGTTCGCGCAGCAGGTCGTGCTATTAGCCCCTATGGCGGTGCGGATGAAGCACGCTTAGCTGCAGCAAGGACGCTTGAAGAAAAGGGTGTGACAACAACTGCAGGCCAAAAGGTTGGGTCAGAGGCGCTACGCAGAAAAGAAGCTATGACAGCAAAGGGCGAAGTTGTCAGAGAAAAGCAGCTTGAGGAATTTACTGCTGCGGCAATGAAGGAAATAGGGTCAACCTCACCTCGCGCAACATCAGACGCACTGCAAGAAGCTCAAACTAGAATTGGCAGCAAAATAAATGAAGCTACATCAAACGTAAAAATTAGGCCTACTGGTGATGATTTGTTGCCTGCACGAAATGCTATGAACTTCTTCAACAAGGCAAAGCCTGTTGGAGATGAGGCTAAAGATGCTGCAAGCATATTTAAAGATGTAAACAAAACGCTTGTAAATGCGTCAGCAAAAGGCAAGTTCATTGATGGCGCTCAATATAGAGCAATTCGCCAAAAGCTAAGCAAGGCAACAATTAGCAGTGATGAGGCTACTCGTGAGACTGCAAAGAAAATGCTTAATGTTTTTGATAATATGATGGACCGCCATCTTACATCATTCGGTAGAGCCGATGATATACAAAAGCTAAAAAATGCTAGAGCGCAGTATAGAGATTTTCTTGCAGTAGAGCGCTCTGTTGCAAAGGGCGGTGAAGCCGCAGCCGCAGGTTTAATCACACCAGCCGCCCTAGGTTCTGCGCTACGTTCGCAAGGCAAGCGTGCATATGTTCAAGAGCGTAGGGGCGATATTGGTGATCTGGCACGCGCTGGCGAGCAAGTTGCGGTATTCCCAAGAACATCTGGCACTGCAGAAAACTTAACTCAAATCGTGGGTGGTTTGCGGAGTGCGCTAATATCAGGCTCAGCAGGTGCTGCTATGGCGAGCTTAGCAGGTTTGCCGCCTTGGGTTGGCGCAACGGTGGCCTCTGTTGGGCCAGTAACCTTTAATAGATTAATTATGACAGCAAAGGGTCAGCAGTATCTAGCGAACCAAATGGTAAAAAATAGCGAAGGCACTATCGCACCAGAGTATGCGCGTGGTATTATCGCCACACTAGCAGCGCAAATGCAAACCGAACCACAAGGACAATAACATGCAGCTAAAAGCAAAAAGCAAAAGAGAGGTTGAGGCTATCCTACAAGATGCTATGGCGCAGGCTGTAGATTTTGTGGAGAGCGAGATTACTCAAGACAGAATAAAGGCGCAGCGATATTTTGATGGCGAAGTAGACATTGGCTATGAGGATGGAAGAAGCAAAGTTGTTGCAACCAAGGTGCGTGATACAATTCGCAGCGTGAAGCCCAGCATTATGCGTGTATTTATGTCTACAGCCAAGCCTGTAGAATTTATGCCCAAAGGCCCAGAAGATGTTGCTGCAGCAGAACAGGCTACGCAGTATATTCACTATGTATTTACAAAAAATAATGGCTATCGTGTTTTAAATGATGCTATTCACGATGCTTTAATTAAGAAAAATGGAATTGTTAAAGCGTATTATGAAGCGTCTTACGATGCAGAAATTTACACATATGACAATCTAACAGATCAAGAATATATGCTGCTTGTTTCTGATGATGACGTAGAGGTGCTAGAGCACAGCATGGAAATGTCTATGAGTATGGATGAGTTTGGTGCAGAAGTAGAAGCGCCAATACATTCACTAAAGATCAGCAGGCAAATACCAAATGGACAAATGCGCCTAGACAGTGTGCCGCCAGAAGAGTTTTTCATTAACTCACAAGCACGCAATATTGATGATGCGTATATCGTAGCGCACCGCACAGAAATGCGCGTAGGTGACTTGGTTGAGATGGGATATAGTTTTGAAGATGTTTATGACCTAGATGGGCTATACGGCGCATCAGATGTGTCAGAGGCAGAAACTATAGAGCGACAAGGTTATTCTCAAGATGATTATGAAGATCAAGAGGGTGATCCAGCAATGCGTCAAGTTGCAGTTACAGAAGCGTACATGAAGATTGATGTGGATGGCACAGGCGTACCAGTTTTGCATCGACTTATCTGCGGTGGTACAAACTATAAGCTGTTAGATTTCGAGCCTTGGGATGAAATTCCATTTGCAGTATTTGAGGTTGATCCAGAGCCTCACACATTTTATGGGCGTTCTCTTGCAGAGATTATCATGGATGACCAAGACGCAAGCACAGCTATTTTAAGAGGCGTGCTGGACAACGTAGCCATGACAAACAACCCACGTATCGGCATAGTCGATGGTGCAGTTAATATTGATGATGTGCTTAATAATGAGATAGGCGCGATTGTGCGTATGAGGCAAGCTGGGTCTGTGCAAGAACTTACTGTTCCGTTTACTGCAGGTCAAACGCTAGGGGCGCTGACATATATGGATCAGGTTGTAGAGAACAAAACTGGCGTTTCTCGCGCATCAATGGGGCTAGACCCAGATAGTATGCAGTCAACCACACGCGCAGCAGTTCAAGCTACAATTCAAGCACAAGCTGGTCAAATTGAGGTGATGGTGCGAAACCTTGCAGATGGTATGAGGCGCTTGTTTGGAATTATGTTACGCGCAGCAATCAAGAACACAGATGAAGAGCAACTTGTAAAGATGGGTGGGCAGTTTGTGCAGGTTGATCCTCGTGTATGGCGATCAGACATGGATATTGGCATCAATGTAGGGCTAGGCACAGGGCGTGAGGAAGAAAAGATGGCTGCACTGCAGCAAGCATTTTCTATACAGCAGCAAATTTACACTCAATATGGGCCGTTCAACGGCATGGTTAGCTTAACAAACATACGCAATACGCTATCTGATATGATGGCTGCTGCTGGCATACGCAACTCTGATAGATACTTTGCTCCAATTACCCCAGAGGTAGAGCAGCAGCTTCTTGCAATGCAACAGCAAGCTCAAGCACAGCAAGCGCAAGGCACTGATCCTAACCAAGCTTTCTTAGCTGCAGAGCAAATGAAAGCACAAGCGAATATGCAGTCAGACATGGCTAAGTTGCAATTAAAGCAGCAAGAGCTTGCTATGGAAGATGATCGCAAGCGCGACCAAATGGATCAAGATTTATTAGTAGATGCTGCTAAAGTGTTGGGGCAATACGGCACACAAGTTGACGTTGCAGCAATAAAAGCAGCACAGCAGGCGGCTAGAGGATAATGAGTGATATTCGTATAAATTCTGATGAGGCAAGGCGGTTAAAGAATGACACCTCTTTTAAAGAATTTGTTCAAGATGTTCGTGATATGCAGATAAGCATATTCGCAAACAGCGCTGCTCAAGAAGTTGAGCAACGTGAAGAGGCGCACGCAATTATGCGTGCATTAAACCAGATTGAAATGCAGCTTGACGCAGCAATTGCTGCAGAGCGCATATTAGATCATAACAAATAAGGAGTAGCACCGTGGAAGCGACTACTATTGAAAGTGCAGTGGACAGCCTTTTGGCACCACAGCAAAATTCTGAAGAAACACCTAACACTACAGAGGGGCCAACTCAAAATGCTGAGAGCGAGGCTGTAGAGGAAGTTGTGGATGAGGAAGTCATCGAGGCATCTAATGATGATGGTGAAGCCGAACAACAAGATGATGCAACTGAATATACTGAGGAAGTAGAGGCCGTTGAGGATAACAGCGAAGAAGTACTGCATGACGTTACTATTGACGGAAAAGCAGAGCGCTGGACCCTTTCCCAACTAAAGCAGTCTGCTGCAGGTCAGGGCTATATTCAGCAAAAAATGCGTGAAAATGGCGAGCAATCTAAACAGATTGAAGCGCAAAAAACGCAATTAGCTCAACAGCAACAAGCTATCTTAAATATGTATAACCAGATGCAACAAGGTAATTTTACTCCACCTACGCCGCCATCAAAGGAACTTCTTGAGAGTGACCCAATTGGGTACATGCAAGAGAAGGAAGCCTACGAAACGGCAATGGTTGAGCATAATACTAAAGTGCAACAAATGCAGCAACTGCAGCAGCAGCAAGCTCAACAAACGGAGCAACAAAAACTAGCGCACCGTCAAGAGCAAATGCAGCTATTGCAGCAACGCGTGCCTGACTTTGCTGACCCTCAGAAATATGAGAAAGCGGCTCAGAGCATGATAAAAGGCGGTCAAGAGTTTTACGGCGTTCCGCAAGAAGCGCTTATGCAATTGACTGATGCTGTAGAGATTGAAATCCTGTATGACGCAGTACGTTACCGCAGACTGCAGGCCAATCGTAAAAATG